ATGTTCTCCTTGTAACATTTTTGATTTCCATATAATCAAAAACAATCATTACAGTATAACTATTTAACACATTGGGAGAACCCATATTCATTTGAACTGGTTGAATTCCAGCAGGCCAGCAGCCATGTAAAATATATTCTTTTAGTGGTTGGTCATTACCATTTAAATCTAAGTGTTGGACTCTCCAATTATCTGATTTATATCTTTTTGGTAATATAGAAGACTGATTTTTATCATGATCATTAATTAAATTTTGCCATTTATTTAATCTACCCCATAAGTTATTATTTCCAACATCATCCCACATTGTAATATTCCAAGTACCATAATCTCTTTCACCAGGATAATGAAATTTTCTACCAAAATAATCATAACTTAATGTTTTACTAGTAACTCTTGGAAGGGTAGCAGAACGTATATGAAAATCTGTAAATCTACCACCGGTTGGAAATGAACCATCTATTCTAAATCTGTTAGAACGAGTTCCACCAAAAAATGTATTTTTAAAATCATTTAGCATGGTTATTAGTCTTAACTATTATAATTATCTTGAATTTTGACATAATCAAATGTAAGCGTTGTATTAAACCCAACAAATCCGGGCTCTGCCATATTCAAACTTATTTCATCTACTACCGATGGCCAACATTTGTATAAAGTTATAGTTTTTAACAATAAACCATTAGCATCTAATTGTTTCATTCTCCACGTTGTTTGTAATCTTTTATATGAAAAATCATTACCTTTTACTTTATGTGTATAGTGGCCATCCATAAATTCTGCCCATTGATGTAATCCCTTCCATATACTATTGGTATTATTGTCATCGTAAATACCAACATTCCATGGTGTATACATTCTATCACCTGCAAAATTTATCAATCGTCCACGATATGGAACACTAATAGTATTGATTGTTGATGCAGGTAATGATGCTGATATCATTTTAAATGATGTATCATCTGCAGGAACATTAATACCTACAGGCCAAATTGGTTCAACGACAAATCTATTGGCCCGAGTGCCACCCAAAAAACCTTCTTTAAAAGTTGTTATTGAATTATTGTTTGCCATTATTGTGTGAGATTAATATCAATTACAAAACTATCAATACTGAGAATTGGTTTGATTACAACCGTCATATTTAAAGAACCAGAATTATCAACATTATTAGAACTATCGCAAATAATTTGTGTTTTGGTGGTATCAATAAAAGTTAAATATGGATCAATTGCACTTTCAATTTCTGAAGTAACTTGTGCTCGAGTTGTAGAATTATTAATTTCAAACAGATACTTTAGACCAATTACATCTAAATCTTGTCTTAACGCTGAACGCAAACGAGATGGTCCAACTCTGTCATAATTTGTTAATGTTCCAGTAGCCGTTGCACCAACAATATCTGAACCTAAAAACTTGGGATTATAATTTACAAAGAAATTTACTTTATTATTTCTTAATGTGGTTTTTAATGAATCATTCCAGTCAATAGATGATGATACGTTTCCATTAAGAATTGTTGACCTATCAAGACCAGCCACTGAAAGATATAATTCATTTCTATTCTTTGCTCTTGCAAAGAATCCAGCAACGTCTGTAGAAGTTGGTAATTTGTAGGTAATTTGAGTATTTGATTGTAATGTAGAAGTGTCTAAATTTGAAATATCTTTGACACCATAAACATTAAAGATTCGGTTAGAAACTGTGTTACCTGTTACAAGAGCAGCATCACCAAACAAGGAAGCATAACTTGCCATTGTGTAACCACTACCAGTTATACCAGTAGTATCTGCAATAGAAGGAAAGATTCCTGTTGTATATGGTTGGTCAATCAACCAGGTGCATAATGCAGTATTAGCTTCTTGACCAACAATAACATCTAGATAATTTTCAGTAGTTGCAATATAGTTGTCAAAACCTACCGGATCACCAACAAGAACTAATGTACCACCATATGCAAGATAATTAATTGCATGAAGAAAATCGGTTCCAGCAGGTCTTGGTACAAGTTGAACTTTTTCCTCTATTGTTCCAGCAGTTTGGAAAAAACCAAATGTACCACCGTCTGCAGGATTTGAAATTAAACAGGAAGTAATACCGGACAACTGGTTTAAATCACCAACAAGTTCTTGTGGTGTTGTGTATACAATGTAGGTAGAGTATGTGAAGCCTTTTGGAATAGTATAAAGATTTGCTCTAGCGTAGACTAACCATCCAAATAAACCACCTGGGTCATTGTTAGCTGCACCCCCAATACCACTAAAAGTGATTCCGGCAAAGGTTGAACCTAACTTCATACCACCTAATAGATCAAGAGTGGTGCTTTCGGTAGAATATTGGCTGGCGTTAATAAAGGAGCTAAGTGATGGCATTTATTTTCCTTATGATGTCAAAATATTTAGCATTTTAACTAGGATACCAAATCACTCCATCCTGGACATATTCGCCCTCATCATCTTCTGAATGGTTAGAAGGCATGAATAAAACATTATCATCTTCGGGTTTTTTAGCATCTTCATAACTAAATTGGGCTTGTTCGATTAAATCGGCAAAATATTCTTGTCTAGTTAGCCATGCAAAAAACACCAAACTCATCACCAAATCGTCATGCTGACCGTCTTCTGCCTTATATGTATTAGATTTAGAAATAAATGACATCAATTCTACGATAATACGCTCATCATTTAAGATGATCTTATTTTCTTCAATTAACCGTTTAAGGATGGCACAACCAATTTTTTTAGTTTGGGCAGTTGTTCTTATACCCATTTCATTTTTACCCACACCACCAAAACCCTGAGACAATATTTGTCCTTTACGACCCATTACTTTTGTCATCAATACATTTTCATATTCAAGATCGGTGTGTAAAATATTGGACACTTGACCACCCAAGTCATTTGTTTCAATCAAAACATATGCATTATTATATGCTTTTGCTGAAGTAAATATAACTGTTGGAAAATTAAATGGGCTAATTGTATTATTTCTATATGTTGCCACCACCTTATAAGGTGTGCTGGTTCCATCGATTACCGTAAACGCAGAATAGTCAGACCCCTGACCGCGGGACACATCGGCTTGTAAAAAATAAATTTTATCGGGTTGTGGAATTTCATATACTCTATGACCTTCTACATTTTCAGAAATCGGTTCTTCAGGAGCAAGAACATTTAACTTTGTTGATGAAATTAAAGTATTGGAAGATCCTAAGAAACTACAACCATACTCTTGGTTAAATTGTTCTTGGCTGGTATTGGCAATCTGTTCTTCTGCCCATTCAGCATTTCGTCTGGGACCACCTGGAGTTATTGGAACCTGAGTCCAATCAACTTCAACTGGCACAAATCTATTTTTGGATTTGTGTCCCATAGGTCTGTTAGCATCAACCCACAATTTGTGAAAATGGTTCATCCCATTTGGAGTCGAAACAATGATAAGTTTGGTAGTCAAACCTGCCGAAATGGTTGGATAGGTTGAAGAATAGAATTCTTCTGCAATATGGGATGGTAAGAAGGCGTACTCATCTAACAACAATAGGTTATAAGAGCCACCACGGATCGCTGAAGACGAAGTTGCGTCACATACCACTCTAGACCCGTTTTCCAATTTAAAACTCGTCTTGTTCCATTCTACTACTCCTTGTTGCAAGAAATGTGGTAGATTTTCATAGGCTAACTGAAGTTTAGCAAACAACTCATCCTTTGCTGTCTTTAACTTATTTGCAAGAATAGCAACATTTACACTTTGATTAAAAGTAACATAATGGCAAATATATCCAATAACTGAAGTAGACTTTCCAGACTGCCGAGGCCATTTTGAGATAACAAATCGATTTTGGTGAATCTGCTTTACAAATTCTTCTTGGTAATCATACAACTTGAAAGGCATAATACCTTTATCAAGTGTTTTAACTTTTACATATTTACTACAAAAATATACAGGATCATTAGCACACTTAACATATTCTTCCAGTTGCTCCTTAGTATACTGAATATCAATGCCAGGTGGCTTTAATTTTGGATTATTTCTATAACCTTGATTACCGTTGTTCAGACTCATTATTCACAACCTCTGCTTCGATTACTTTATCGGTGCTTCTATCTTTATTTAAGAGGTTTTGAAGATCTTTGGTTGATCCAACAAAAACTGAGTTATTTGTTTGTGAAACTTTAGTATTAGATGATGTAGTATCTTTGGCTTTCTTATGTACATCTAAAACATTATTATTGAGATCTGCCATAGTTTTTAAAAGAATGGCAACAACTTCAAATGCTCTTGGGCTATCAGATTCCGTAGCAACCTTTAGTGCACTTTCAAGTGCTATATTTCCGTTACCCAATAAATCTTTTAAATTTGATTGAACAAATTCATAATCTTTTTGAAAATTATTATTGTCAAAGGTACCACCAGATGCTGCCTTTGGTTCTGCAATTATTGCAGTATCAGGAACATCAAACAACTTAACTAAATTTTTATTAATCTTCATATTTAATCTTCAAAAATTACACCACTATTGGATG